TCCGAGAGGCTGACATTAAAGCGGGTTCAATGAACCTGCATTTTGCAACGTACAGAAGCGAAGGACGCAACGTACAATGTCTAACTCACTGACAGCCTTTTTAGGCAACGCCAATCTGCCTGCCCTCTCAGACGAGGACATGGCAGCCGCCCTGCAAGAGCACTCGGATGAAAACCCGACTGCTGGCGGGGTAACCTACCTCTCTTTCTCCGGCAAGACGGGGCACTACTCGCTCGGTCGCAACAAGGACGACGTCGATCCCGACGACCTGTTCCTGCTGGAGCCGCAGTCCATCATCGAGGGCTGGGTCTGCTGGAAGAGCAACAAGCCGGTCAGCCGTGTCGAGTGGTCGATCTATCAGCGGAAGGCTCAGGCTGTCCGCGAAGAGGACTTAGAAGACAAGGGGCCGTACCGCACCAACATGGGCGAGGGCTGGCAGCCGCTGCTCGGCTTCGGCGTGATGTCAACCGACGGCGAGATGGCCTCGATCAAGTTCTCGGTGACGTCCAAGTCTGGACGCAACGCCGTTGACGACATGATCGAGGAGATCAAGAAGCGGATGCAGGCCGGGGAACCGTCCATGCCACTCATCGGCTTCGACAGCGAAACTTTCGTCGCTCAGGAGCAGACCAACTATAAGCCCTCGCTGATCGTTGAGACTTGGGTCACACGCGAGGCGGCTGCGGCCTACTTCGCAGGCGACCTCGATCTCGACGGCTTGATCGAAGGTAAGGCCCCCAAGAAGAAACGGGCCAGCCGTAAGAAGTAGCCTACATAGAATTAGCCCCGCCCTTTGCTGGGCGGGGCTAGTTCTTTATGTCAGCACATTGCAATTTCAATGCAGGAGGTTGAGACCTACGAGATGACAGATATCCCAGAATACCAGATGGTGTCAAGTAAAGCCGCGCTGTCCAAGGCACTCAAGAAGTGCGACGGACCTGCTGCGCTGGACTTCGAGACCACAAGCCTGTCACCTGCTGACGGACGTGTGCGCCTCGTGAGCATATGTAATAAACGTGTGCAAATTCTCGTAGATTTTGACCAGATCAGGGGCGGCTTCAACGGCGTGGCTCACCTCTTCGGCGACGGAGAGTGGATCGTGTTCAACAAGGGCTTTGAGCTACGCTGGTTCATCGCCGCCGGATGCCCGAAGACGCGGTGCCGGGACGTTGGCAATTTACGCAAGGCCATCCTCGGCGGAGGCAACTACAAACTCATGCAGCTTTTGCATTGGGACTTGGACATCGAGATGGATAAGTCCGAGCAGGTGAGTAACTGGGCCGCAGCGCAGCTCACCCAATCCCAGCTCGACTACGCCTACCTCGATGCTGACAGGACGTGGAGGCTGTGGAATTACTGGAGCGATCAGGCCGACGCCGACCACTGGAGGTGCATGGCCATGTTCGACAACATGGTGCCCGCCGTGATCGAGATGGAGGAGACTGGCATTATGCTCGACGTCAAGCAGCACAAGAAGCTGGTCAAGCACTGGCAGGTAATCAAGGACGAGAAGACTGCCGCGATCCGCGACATGGTGAGCGAGGACGAGGTCGTCAAGATCACGTCCGACGCACAGTGGTCGGACTACTTCGCCCGCAACATGCCTGACAGTTTTCTCAAGGGCTGGACCCGCACCGAGAAGACCGGCCAGCTATCGATGAGGGGTGAAACCCTACGCAAGTTGGCAGGCGCGGCCCCCGGCACCCCCCTCGAAACTTTCTTCGACACGCTGGCCGACTTCAAGACAATCAGCAAATACCTATCGAGCTTCGGCGACAGCCTGACCAAGAAGGCCGAGCTGACCAAGGACAAGCGCATCCGCGCACGCTTCAACATCGGGGCGGCCAAGACAGGCCGCTTCTCCAGTTCCGGCCCTAACCTCCAGCAGATACCTCGCGACAAGGAATTGCTCGGAGAGCATACCAGCGTCCGCAAGTCATTTGTGGCAGGCATAGGCCGGAAGTTAGTCTCCCTCGACTATAGCGGCATCGAGCTGCGGGTGTTGGCACTCTTGAGTGACGACGACCAGCTACTGCAAGACATGGTCGAGGGCGACATCCATTCAGAGGTCGCGACAAGGATCACTGGCCGCACCATCACCAAGGATAGCTGCAAGACAAACAAGGATGACAAGGCAGCGAGGAGCGCAGCCAAGGGTGTCAGCTTCGGCATCATCTACGGGTCTGGGGCGGCTGGCCTCGCTGTCAATATGCGGACGTCGCTGGACAACGCGCAAGGCTATATAGACTTCTGGGCCGACCGCTACCCCAACGCCTTCAACCTGCGCTACGAGGTGATGGACGAGGTGAGCCGGACAAAGTTTATTCGGATGGTAGATGGCGGCACCGTCTACATGGGAGCCAAGCCCGACCTACCTAAGTGTTCTAATTATCCAGTACAGCGGGCGGCTCTCGCGTTGCTCGCTCGCGCAATCGTCCGGCACAAGCATAGTCTAGACGCACTGCGTGAGAGAGGTCGTCATCGGCTGACCGCGTTCATCGCGTCCATCCATGACGCCCTCATCGACGAGGCTGCGTCAGCCGACTGTGAAGAGCTACTGAAGATCATGGAAGACGACATGGTGCAAGGTTACCTAGACGTCTTCCCCGGTGCCCCCATCGACAATCTCGTCGAGGGGGGAATAGGCCCCAACTGGGGCGAACTAGACTAGAGGAGAAAACTATGTCTTACGAAACAGAGTTAGACGAGCTGCGGCGCACTGTAGCGCGTCTGGAAGCACAGCTTCTTAATAAGCAGCCGGGTAGTTCGCTACCCGGATTGGATATTGTCCGAGGCCCTCGGCATGAAGGCGGCAACATTATCGGAATGCTCAGTGCCAGTAATGACTACACAGTCGATGCCACCGCTACGATGGAGCTGCACAACTGGAACGCAACATCGCTGATGCAGCGGTCGTGGAAGAAGGCCAGCGTGCAGTGGCGCGTCACGGCGTCCTTGTTACTCAGTGAGAAGAGCCGCAGGGGTTTAGATAAGTACAGTCGTAAAGACTGGTTACGTGACTACGCTCAAGGAGAGCTAGACGTATGAACCAGCGCACTGAGGAGTTCGACCTCGCCTTACAGGTCGTCACTGATGAGAGGGGTGCCACATACGGGCACCCCCTCGATGACTTCGCCATCGCCTCGATGATTAAGTGGGCGGTGAAAAGGTGCCCCCACGACGAGGTGCGCCACGCGCTTGAGATGATAGGAGTGAAGATGGCGAGGCTCTGTACAACGCCATCACACACTGATAGCGTGATCGACATCGCGGGCTACGCCCGTACCATCGTAATGATTTTAGATGAAGAGGAAAAACGCCGTGACCCCCGAAGCAAGACTTAAACATGCCGTCCGGCAGGAGGCATACCAGAAGAAGAAATTGGCCACCCACATCCGCAGGCAGGTCTGGGTGCCCAAGGCTAAGGTTGACGACTTCAAGTCAGCCATGAAACGCCTGTACAAGAAGTGGGCCACCAATGGCTAGGCCCCGTGACGACAGGCTCCCCGGTTGGCCCGCCGTCCTCACCGAGCTGCGTGAGGAGGCGGGCCTGACCATCGTGGAGCTGGCAGCCGAGACCGGCATATCGTCGAGCGTGCTGTCCTGCTGGGAACGCGGCGAGACCAGCCCAAACCTGCGCGGCGTTGAGCACATGGCTGACTATTTCGGCTACGAATGGGAATTGGTTAAAAAGTGATTTACCCACTTGTATCATACTCTGATTGGTGTATTATGCGTCTAGTCGCTTAACACACAGGAGGTTGATATGAATACTTTTGAAACAGCAGCCGACGCGCTGAAATTCATCAAGGGCAGCAATGCCACGCTGATCCTTGAGTTCGCCACCGCACGCTTCACCCTCAAAATAGCGAAGCCGACGTTAAAAACCGAGGCTGGTGGCAGGCGTCGCGATCACGACGCCAACATTTTCTTCGTGAACGAGCTGACCGGCGATCCAAACGCCGACGACTTCCGACACTTCGTAGGCTTCTTCTTCGAGGACGGTCGCGAGCTGCGCCAGTCCAAAAAGGCGCTGGCCAGCGGCGAAGCCAAATCCGACGCCTTCAAGGCTTTCGACTGGGTGCTCCGCCGCCTCGTCGCCGACGTCCTCCCCGAAGGCGTCGTCATCGGCCACTCAGGATCGTGCTGCCGGTGCGGTCGTGAGATCACCGCAGAGGCATCTCTGGCAGCAGGCATCGGGCCAGAATGCCTGAAGCACTTTTAAGGAGGTACGAGAAATGAAGCGCACCTGCCAAGAATGTGGTGAGAAGTATGTGGCCAAGAAGGCGTCGAGCAGGTTCTGCTCGACGTCGTGCCGCAAAACTTTCAACAACCGTCGTGCGTTGCGCGGCGCACTTTTATATGACGCCTTCATGGCCATGCGTTATGATCGCGCCGCTGCCAAGGAAGTAGGGATCGACTACAAGTTCATCTGCCGGATCGGCGAGATGTTCCACGGCGAAGATCAAGGCAAACGGACTTATCGTAGGCCGCAAGACGTGATGGAGGAAAAAGGATGCATGATAAACGCAAGAGTAAGTCGCCTGTAAGGTCACCTTACAGCAGGTGGCTGCGTGCACACGGACACAAAGTCGTCCGCGACAAGACCACCTACCGCCGCAAGGCCAAGCACAAAAAGAACCCCGCTGGAGAAACCCAGCGGGGTTTTAGTTTCAGGGAGGTGCCGCAAATTACTTAAAGCAGTCAGTTCGACGCCAGCCCCCTCTCGACGAAATTTCTAATTTCGACGAGTCCGACGCCTGACAGTACCAAACACCGCACATTTGCAGGTGCAGTATGGTGCAAGATGAGCGACCACGTATCACCTCTGCCATCGGAATATAACTCTACGACTGATGTTGCAGTGTGGATTGCTATGATCATCAATGACTCGTCATGCGCTTTGAGGGCTTGCTCTGCGGCGTCCGCTGAGATGCACTGCGCCTCAATTTTCTGCAGCCCTCTGATCACCACACTGTCGGCGCTCGCACACGCGCTGACCCCGGCGATGGCAATGGCGCAGAACGCGGCGGCAAGCGTGGCACGCATCTTCACAATAAGTCGCCTTTGAACAATGCCCTTTCGGCTACACGGCGGCGGACCAGACCTTTAAGCACACGACCACCAGCCCTACGCCATTTCGGAAATTCATCTGCTGCGTCTTCATATTGTCCACGGTTCAGTTTCATTCTTAATGTTGATCGTTGCATAGCCCCGGTGCCTACGTTGAAAGCCCAAGACGCCAGTGCCGAAAACATATTCTCATTTATCTCCGCCGTGATAAGTTTTCCAATTGCCGCCTCAACATGGCGTAGTTCTCGTCGGAGCAAAGCCGTACCTGCGGCCTCGTCAATATCAGGGTGATTAGCGGTAACAGCATTGCCGTCAATAGCCCAGCACGATCCCCAACCAATTGTCCAGCGTCGTGCTGGGCAGAGATATGGAGACGATGACCAGCCCTCAAATGACTTGATGATGCCCAAACCGGCCTCATTGATGTGACCGTCCCAGGCGTACTTCGCAATCAATTGATCGTGTAAAGTCATTTCCGATTGAACGTCCTTTGGCCGTACCAGAAGCAGACAACGGCTGACCAGACGCCCATCACCGGCTCTGACCACACCAGCGTGTACATTTCGTTGTCGATCCAGCCCATTGCTAGGCACCATGTCAGCGCCATGAACTCTATGAACAGCAAGTAGGTCATCACTGGTCGCACGGTAGCCGAGAGGTTAACAACCCACTGGCTCGACTTCAGCGTGATCTTAGTATGCTCTTTGTGCAGCGCATTAGTCTCGTCGATGTCGGCTTGGGTATCCATCATCTGGAGCTTCTGCGCACCAAGTTGTAGCTGCTGCTCCAGTTGCTTATCCATCATGGAAAGCTCATGGGCTTGATCACGCTTTTCCTCAAAGAACCCCAGGACTTTAGGTAGAAAGCTAGTGCCAAAGCCCAGCAAAGATGAAATCAATGTGAACATCGTAATCTCCTATGCCACCCTTAGATATTTCTTTCGGATGGCGTTGCCATTACTTTTTAGCCTTGCGCGGCTTCGCCGTTCTCATTGGCTTGCCTGACTTAGCGCTGGCTTTCTTCGCCGCCGCCATACCTTTCTTGCCGTAACCGTAAGTCTTACCACCAACTTTTGGCATTTTACTCTCCTATGTTACTTTAGACTCTAGCTTTTGTTGAACACGCTCCAGCACTTCAATTCGAGCTAAAACGGTAGCTGCTTCTCTGTGATGACGCTCCTGATTAGCTGGCGACATCATCCCTGCTAGTATATCAACGCGCTGTGTCTGTGTCTGTATATGACTTAAAACGGTTGTCTCCAGTTTATCAACGCGGGTGTCGGCGCTTCTTGTTCGGGCTTCGATATCTTTTAGCAATTCGGTCAGTCGTGATATTTGGCTACGAGCAACAGCAGCAGTGCCAGCTACACTGAACAATATGCCGCCCAGTGTGATTATCAGGCGAATATCAACCGAGCCTTCCATAACCTATGTGCCTTGCTTTTTCATCTGCACACCGCCTCTTTGCAGCCGAAAGTTACCATCGCCCAACCGACAATCACACAAACAATACTGATTAATATTAAGATTCCGATATTCTTAAGAATTACAATAATGTGATCCCAATACTCAGCATCTGCTTCTTGTTTTATCCTAGCCTTCTCTTTATCCTTTACGGCCTGTTCTTTCTTGGCTTCAAGTCGTTTAGTACGTTCGGCTTTAATAGCTTCAAAAGTCCCTATGCCGAATTTATTGTCTATCTCAATCCCTAAGTTCTCTAATGCTCTTTCATTTTTCTTCTGCTCTAGGATGTCGTTAGCTACTGCACTTATACTTGTGTCATCATCGTAGTCAGCATCACCAGCTTTCATGCGCAGCAGTTGTTGTGTTCTAGTCTTAGGTTTCTTTTGTTTTGTTGGTTTAGGCTTGGACTCTGTGGCGTGGAATAATTTATCCAAACCACCAGCAATATCTTTTAGGTCATTAGCGCCGTCTAAAAGTTTCTTAGCGCCAGCTATTGCTAAACCAATGCTTAATGGGTCCATGACTTTGTTACCCAGGTTGCCGCAGCCCATGTGGCCGCGCCGACAACAGAAAATGCTCCGCACATCTTCCAGAACGTCCGGTAGCCGCCTTTGACCGACGCCATTTCGATCTGGATGCTGGTCACAGCTTTTTCCAATCGCTTTTCTTCTTCCGTGTGCCGCTCGAAGTTGGAGCGCAGTTGATCAACCGACCGGCCAAGGCTCTTGATGCCTTCTTCAATTCGCGCTAACCGCTCACCGTGATCATCAGCCATAGTAGCGCACCCCTACGGTTTTGACGGCCAACTCGGACTAGCAGGGTCAGCCGTGTTGGCTGGCAGATCACGAAGCGTCTGGCGATAGGACTTCATATTGTCTGCTAGGGTCACATCTGACATCGCGTAGAAGTCTGTGTCGGACAAGCGTTTATTACGCTCTGAGCGTAACGCCGACCACTCACGCGCTGTATCGTCAGCAGCGAGTTGATCCGCATCCTTGACAGGTGAATCTCCTGACACATCCCAATAAACAAGGTTGTTGTCTAAACCTTCGACGACCTTGCCGCCAAAACTGGCAACGTGAGAATCAGCGGCTGCTTTAAGATCGAAGTCTTGGTACTTTGTGATCTTTCCTGAGTCATTGGAGACTACCGCCACAAACTGTTTCATCTTAGGCTCCTATATGTATATCACGTTAGCGGCACCAGCATTAAACGTGCCGCCACTCAACTGCATCTGCGTAAGTTCGGCAGACAATGACTTACGCCCACCACCAATGATGAACTCTGAATTGTTCTGGACGACGCCTGTCAAAGAAGCAACCCAGGTAAAAGCCGCCGCATCTTCCAGCGTTAACGTCATATGTCCATACCAGAGATCGCCAGAACTTCCGGGAATATTAAAGCTGGCTGTCGATTGCTCTTGGGTTACACCATCGCGCTCACCAAGACTTAAGTAACCACTTGTTTCGATGCCACCAGAATCTCCGATCTGTACGCTCAAGTCTGCTCCAGACGCAAGCCCGACGCCAACAAGCTGTAGTACAATCATCTTAGTTCCAGCAGGGATACTTGTGAAAGAATGTGATGTACCAGAGCTAGTGTTAACCTCTGTACCTTCAGTAAAACCACCAGCCGCTGCAAAAACCGGCACTGATCCAGCGCCTTGGGACTTTAGAAAATGGCCACTCGTACCAGCAGCTACCACAGCGGGATCACCGCTGGCATCATATGTGATCAGATTTCCATC